TTTTGACGCGCACGCTCTTGACGCGCTCTAGCCAACTCAGCAGATGAAAGCTCTTCTTGCTTTTTAGCGGCGTCACTTGGTTTTTGCTGTACTACCGTTTGATAAGTTACACTTGTAGTGCCAATAGGTTTTTCTTCATCAGCCGTAACAAGAGGCTGATCTTTAGTTTCAGTCTCTGTAATTTCTCTGTATGGCCCGCCACTAGATGTTGCATCAATGATTTCTTGATTGCGTTTTTCTTGACGCTCTTTCATTTCGTCTACAAACTCTAAACGTTCTTCAGATAATTTCTTCTGACGCTCTTCTTCAGCAACCAAAGCAGCTAATTCTTCTTCAGCTTTTCTAACTTCAGACTCTCGTTCTTCACTACCATCAGTTAGATAAGTAACATCGCCAGTTGGCGTTACATCACTTGGTCTAGTAACCTGAACCGTCTTTGGTTCTTCAACTACTGGCTCTGGCGCAGATTTTTTAGATTTTCCAAAACACATAGGATTACTCCTTCTTTGCTATTGCAAAGCATAGAAATTAAAAAAGTTCAACGCACAAGTGACCATACGCTTGGTTTCTTTGCTGCGCTCTTAGGTTTCCTGTTAAACACATCAAAGTCTTTTCGTGCGTTTACAACCTGAGAAGGTTTCTGGTTGGACATCAAAGCACGGCCCTCACCAGCACCAAGAAGAAGATACTGCAATGCGTCATGAATGTGCGAGTACATATTCTTATCAGGTTTATCAGCGTATCTTTCACCGCTAACTTCCATACGTTTGTAGGAATAGCCACCCTCAAAGCCTTTAATAAGTTGCTGACAACGACGATCAACTAAGAACGCAGGTTTACCCTCAACCATTTTATTAAGTTGTTGCGAAACTGACTCCAAGCGGAGATCCACCGAATTACTCGGAGCGGGGAATGCGCGAAGACCAGCACCTCTAAGTATGTGGAAAGGGGTAGATTCGTCCGTCTGCGCCCTGAAATCACCTGCTGGATCGCCGTATATGTAGACATCGGAAGCCGTAGCAAAGCGCGTAGCAATTTCATTTCTCAAAACCTCTGCAAATCTAACGATACCCATATCAAATGCAACGACTTCAGACTGAATCAACCACCTGTTTCGAACCTTTTGACCAATAACAGCAGCAGGAGTAAGGCCAAAGTCGATACCAATATACAACGGAAGGTTGGCAGCAACTGGTATTTCTTCTTTGGCAACGTGGGTTTCTGTAACAAACATAGGATATACAGGCTTTCCGTCTTGGATTGTGCCTAGTTTATTCATTACATAGACATCGATCCAGCTTTTAGTCTTACCTTGAATTAGGTTGGGATAGTAATTCTGCATCATGTTCTTGCGATTCTCAGCTTTATCGCTCGGAACATAATTCTCTACCTCACCATCCTCGTTATAAACTTCCTTCATTCCAGAGGGCTGCGTAAAGAACTGCCAGTTGTCAGGTTTAACCAACATCTTAGCTTGCTCACGCGGAATATGATCTGGGATTGGAACCTCACCAGACATGATAGGCCACCAGTGATCTTCTTCAGGAGCGTTGGTATCGGCAATAACGCCAGTCCAACTAGGGCCACCATCACGCATAGAAGGGAATCGACCGACACGCATAGTACACGCATCAATAATACTCTTAGGAATCTCACGCGCCTCGTTAATCCAAATGCCAGTTAGCTCGAGTGAAAGTAATTTTTTAACATCTTCAGGGCGATCTAATGCTAAGAAGATGACCTCCAAATCCAAGTCACCCTTTTTAATATGGTGGGTGTAAGGTACAGACCAGATGAACTTACCCCATTGCTCTTCTGGAAACCAATCAAGCCAAGTCTTAATCGTGGTTGTTCGTAGCTGCGGGTTGGTATTTCGAATGATGGCCCACCGACTGCGGCGAATCCCATCTTGATTTTTCTCTTGGGCAAGTGCCCTGCGGAATACTTCTACGCAGCAGCCAACGGATTTACCAGATCCAACAGGGCCACGAATGCCACGAAAGAACGTGTCGTCCTTCATAAAGTCTTTTAGAACCTGACCATCAGGCTTGTACTTAAAGGTTGCCAACTTTGTGATCCACTGCAAACTTTAACATGCGCTCAATAACTTCAGGCCCAATAACATCGATGATCCTGTCAGCTTCGTAATTAGTCTGAAAGTCTTTGGGGTGGTGCTGCATGTGTACTTTCTTCACCACCCTGCGGAGCAAATCTCGCTCATGCTTAGAAAGGGTCTGAGTAAAGCTCATTCGTCTTCTATCTCAATTCTTTTGGGCGTAGCCGTCTTTTTCTTCTTAGGCTTCGGCTTAGAATACGCCTCGTTAATGTCAGGAGTGGAAGGGTCGTCTGCCTTCAATCGTCCCTTGGAGCTTCGAGAGCGTGTCGGTTCTGGCCCTTCCACCAAGCGGCGCGAGTCGGGAGTTCTCGTTTTGCCGCTATACGTTGTACCAGCAAGCACATGTGTCTCACCAGTATACAATTCACCACTTGTCAAATACCAAGCCATTTATTTATAGCCTTTGCTTAGAAGAGACTTCTTATTCATCGGCTTCTTCTTTTTCTTTGAATACTCTTTAGCCGCCTTCATACCAGCTTTAGTATACGCAAACTTCTTTCCATCAACGTTAGGCATTTCTATATCTCCTTACTTTCCGAGCAATCGCTTTCGGTTGAGCCACAAACTGCTTACCCTTTGCCTTGCCCTCTCGTTTAGCTCTGGTTGTAGCTGCATATTCAGAAGAACTAAGAGCAGCAATAGCCTTGCTAGGAAGGTAGCGTTCACCAGTCTCACTAGACTTCTTGCCAGACTTGGTGCGCCATTTCTGCTTACCCCAGTTAAGAAGCGACTTTTGACTTGCTTTCATCTGCTTCCCTCTGTTTCTTTAATACAGCATTTAGCGTACCGCGATCTTCATAGTTCATTTGTAACCACCACCACGCTTCTTGTACTCTTTTGCTAAGAGTTGCGCCTTACGCGCTGACCACTGACCAGCAGCCGTTCCATGCGTAGCGCGATTCTTTATAGCATGGAATAAACTTTTACGCATCTTTGGTTTTGTATAGTTGCCAGCCTTATTAACTTCACTCATGACTTCTTATGCCTCTTAGCAAAATTACGCGCAGCCTCTACACTACCAAACCCCCAAGCCTTTAATGCCAGGGCTTTTCTCGTAGGCCGACCCTTGTCATCCTTCATCGGCCCCTTCATACCAGCAAACCGAGCAGCAAAAGAAACACGACGAGGATTAGTCCCACTCTTAACAGGAGCCTTGAGATTAGCACCCTCAGTCCTCTTAAAATAAGCACGACCCGCTGCATTCAAACCACCCTTGGGATTCTGATACTTCTTTGCTGGCATCTACGGCTCCTGATCTTTCTTTACCTTCTCCGCCATTCGATCCTGACGCAACATATTTTTCTCAATCTTCTCCGCCTTCTTCAACAAAGAACGACGCTGCGAAGACGTTACCATCTGCCCATCATCCATCTTCAAGAACTCACGCACCTTGCGACGAAGTTTACTCAAGTTAGAATAATCCTTGGGCATCCGCTCCAACTGAGCATCCAACATCTCATACCTAGCCTTCATTAAACTAGCGGGACTCTGACCTTTGGGCATGACGTACCTTTCACCAAAAAAATTCAATACAAACTCTTTCGAGCCTTTTGACGTTATAATGTGAGTGAGGGACTACTGACAATCACACTAGCGCAAGTTTTTAACCCCACCCCCTGCTAGGACAAATCAATTGTTACGTTGATATCCCCAGCAATTTGTACCTGTGAGCGATCTATAGGCTTGAACCCAGCACGATCTAACAGATCCTTGGACGCTTCTAGCTGCACATACTCGCTCTTAGCTCCACTGGATAACTCCGCTACCCTGCCCAGTGCTCTGACAGCGTGAATTCCAAATGCATCTGCTGTTGCTTGCATGAGATACTGTTGCACGTGCGGAGTTTTCATAGCCTTGTATGCTGAGGGGAACAGCGGACGAGCC